ATCTTTGATTTAGAAGACGGTTCTCTTGCAACTTCAAACCAAGGAGTGCAAAATAGTCAAAACGGTATAAATTATGGATTAAATTTTAATGCCATGACTTCAGATTCTTTAACTCTGTCAATACCATTAATAAGCACAGGTGGTGCAGGAGGTACAGGCAACAACAATGCCGATGCATCGAGAGGTGCTTGTGGTGGCCCTGGTTCTGGAGGGGGAGGAGGGGGAGGTGTAAAAGGCGTTGGATTCCTCAGTGGCGCAGGAGGGAATGGTGGGCCAGGATATGTTGCTATTATTTGTAATTACTAACTAATCATATCCCCACGTTTGAGAGAGTTTAGAAGTCTAACATAGAATATCTCTCTCAGAGCGTCTAATTCTCTCCAAACATTAATTAATTCTTTTAGGTTAGTTTCACTAATCTTCTTAGAATCTTTAATTCTTTGTAGTGAAGCAATACAATTTTCAAGAGTAGATTCGTTCTGACGAGTAATAACTTTCAACGTATCGGCAATTGCTTCTTTAGTTAATTCTGACATAGTTTATCTCAAATTTGTGGTTTTCGTAATGTTTGATTCTGCTCTTAGAATGTTTCTCTAAGTATGGCACAGTATCATAGAAATCATAGAAATGCATCTCAGTCTTTCCCTCTGCCGTTCTGATGCCTCTACCTAGACCTTGGATGGTTGGAATCTCTCCCTCTAATCCTCTAGCATTTATCATGTGACTGATCTCGTTGATATTGATCCCAGTCTGCATGACGTTTGTTCCGATGATTACAGGATGATTATTGTCCGCTATGAACTGCTGAATGATCTCATAACGCTCTTCAATACTATCTTTCCCTTCGACTGTGTAAGCGTGTGGTATCAGTGATTTCAGTATCTGAAGATGTTCTAGGTTCTTCACTAGTATTAGGGTTTTAGATTTAGGATTGCTTTTGATCAATTCATAAATCTTGCATATCATCTTGTTTCTTTGTTCATTTTCTACAATGAACTTTTCATAAATCTCTTGATATGACAAGTCTTCATCTGTAAGAAGAAGATCTGGCTTGAACTCTAGAATCTGAATGTTTGGCTTGGCTAGCTTTCCATCCTTAATTAGATCTTCAGTAGATCTGGTTGAGTATACTGGCCCGAAGGCACCTTCAAGAGTCAGCCTACCGTGAATGTCATTTTTCTCTGAAGGTACTGTGGCAGTAAAAGCTATTCTGTATATTGCGTTTGGAAATGCTTCAATAGCAGCAATTGTAGTCTCACCTTTGCAGAACTGGTGAGCTTCGTCAATCATTAAAACTTCTGCCTGCTCAAGATGAGTGTCTATAATCTTTTCTACACTCTGAACGGTAGATAGCATTATATCGCCGTTTATATATCCATCCCCAAAGTTTATACCGAGTGATTCGATGCCACAGATCTTAAAGAAGTCGTAAGTCTGCTTCAAGATTCCTTTCTCTCGAAACAAAATAACCATCTTCCTGGGCGCGAGCGTGGCAACCAATCCGGCCATTATAAGGGTCTTGCCGGAGCCTACAGGCGATTCAATAATGGCTCGGCTATGGCTTAAAATATATTCTATCGCTTCTTTTTGGTAATCGTAATATTTAAACTTTTTTACGTTCTTTATCTTGAGTAGCGGCGGAACTTCGCGCTCTCTTTTAAATCCAATGTTCTCCACACCAATCAATAAGAGGTCATTAATAATACGACTCAACAGGCCAGTTCTAAATATCCCTGCTTTAGTGAAATAGTACTTCTTACCGTCCCAGACCCTCCTCTTATACTGAGGAGTATAATTATACCCTGGAACTAGGAAGCCGTATTTGTCGTGTAAGGCTTCTAATAACTTTGGATTGTCAGTTATTAGTTTAGACCTTAAATTACCTATTTCTATTTCCATAACCTACTATAATAGGTATGGTTTAATTAAAATTATGTCAAATTTAAAAGATATCGCGTCGGATAACAGAGAAGCTGAATTAGATAAGCTATTTTCAAATGTACCAGCCCAGACTGATATGGAGGTTAGACTACCCTCAAAAGGTAAGTTTTATAGAAGTCTAGGTCAAGTAAAAGTTTCGCCTCTTTTATTTGAAGATGAACAAAAAATACTCTTATCAAAAAATAAGAATATAAATCCAATAAATGAAATTATAGCTAAATGTGTCCATGGAATTAATATCCATGAACTTTTAACCATGGATAAACTCTATCTTTTAATTAAGATTAAAGAAATATCCTATGGGCCGGACTACAAGTTTAGTATAATTTGCCCAATATGTCAAAAGCATACAGAAGTTAAGATGGACGTAAGAGAGGGCATGCGGGTCGTTGAAGTCCCAGATGATTTAGAGGACCCAAGAGAAATCGAACTTCCAAAATTAAAAGTTAAGGCTAAAGTAAGATTTCCTAGAAATAATGAAGAGCACTATGTTACCGACAACGAATTAATGATAAATAACATTTATAGGTTTGTTATATCCATTAATAATATAGAAGATCCGGTGTTTATTGCAAAAGCATTAAAGAAAATGCACATAATGGATATTAAAACCTTAATAAAGGAAATTAATAGACCAGAGTTCGGGCTGGACACGACTTTCCAGTTCAACTGCCCCCACTGCTTAAATGTTGTTAAAATGGGGGTTCCGTTTGATGCCAATTTTTTTTCAGTGAGCTAGATAGCAGTTTAAGTGTAGATGATCTGCTATTTCAAGCCTACATATTAGTACATAAAGTAGGTTTTTCCTATTCTGACATAAGAAAAATGACGAAGCTGGAAAGAGCCAGTTTCTTAAAATTTTATGCAGAAGAGCTAGACAGGATAAACGAGGCCACTGAAAATGTACATAAATAATGAATCCATAAATACCCGTCACAATAGACCAACTGTCCTTTCAAAGACTGCCTTAGTCTGTTACTTTTTTAACGACGGGACTTATGCTGATCCCTACGAAATTAGCTCCGTATCAATATTCAGGTCGTCTAGCAACTTTTACCCATCCTCAGTTATCGGACCAGACGGACAAATACTACAAAATGCTTCAAGCTTAATATTATTTAATTGCTACAATACAGAAGCATTAACATCAGACCCATCTTTTGAAGTAGCTAATTATACTGGATCTGAGACCGGGATTTACAGATTAAGAGAAGGGGTTTATGTAGTAATACTTGATAATGCGGTTACGTCTACCACATTTAATTTATCAGGTAGTGCTGAGACGATTGAGAACGGCGTAGACTCAACGGGAGACTATATTGATGTGTGGACTGTCCGTAGAGCTAGCGGGTCTAAACTAGACACCGTAATAAACAACTTTACGCTAAACGAAGATAGATTTTATTCGACCACTGAACCAATATTATTCAGAGTCCACACCAGACTAGCGAATAGGTATTTAAACTTAGGATCAAGAGTAGACTTGAAGTTTACAAATGAAGTAAACATAGAAAACACAAATATTGATAGCTCAATGCTTAATATGTTTAAGCAATCAATAATAATAAACCCATCAATAGAAATTTACAAAGAAAATGTAGATAGAAATTTACCATCAAGAGTAACGGTATCATCTTTCTCTGATACGTCATCTACTTGTGACGTAACCTCAGATAACACAGTAATATTTAATTTTGATACAGAAGAATTAAAAACCCATCCAAGACTACTTGATGGTACGCTGGGTTCTATGACTGGTACTTACTCGGCCAGAATTAAATTTTCTGCTTTAAACCAAGTCTTCTACTCAAACACGTTCTCGTTCATAGTGAACTGACCGCAAGTTCTAAAGGATTGAGAGGGCTGATCTTCCCAGCAGCATAACTTGCAAATGCGGGGCCATTCGCTACTAGAAGTTCGTTCCAATCCTTTGCACCGCTTGGCACTGCTCTGAACAGGTCCGACCGTTTGGCTTTAAATGCCTCTAGCATGAATTGAGAGACACCTTTCTGACCAGCGGCATCAGAGTCATAGGCAACAACTAATGGGCCCCTATAAAACTTTAGCTGGCTCATTTGCTCTTTGGAGACATGGCAGCTAAGAGTCGTGGTAGCATTGAACCCCATCCTCCTCAGAGCTAGGCAATCGAAAACGCCTTCTGTGATGTAGAGTGGATCAAGCAGGTCGTAGTTGAATGGGTAAAGAACCTGAGACATCTTAAGGTTCTTGCAGTTCAGATACTTAGGATAAGCCATAGGTGTAAGTCCTCTGGCCTGGAAGTAGAACATTTTGTTGTCGGCGTTTAAGAATGGGATGATGAGGCGATCCTTATACATCCCGTCCTTGCAGACATAGAACTTCTCGCCTTCCATGCTTCTAGAGTGGACTAACTCCGAAGCAAGAGCCATGACGTAATCCGAATAATCTTTGAAGGGTTGAAGCTCTTCAATCGTGCCAATCTCAAGTTCCGCCTTTACCTCTGGCTTAGGTTCTTCCTGTTTTGGCTCGGTTATAAAGCTATCAAACAGGAACTTCTCGTAGGCGCGTCTGAAGGGGATGCCTTCAACCTGGGAGTAGAGCTTCACAAAGTTTCCGGTGTTTCCGGTCTTAAAGCATCTCCAAAGCCCAGACTCCAAGTTAATCGACATATGACGCTTATGGTCGTTGTCGATAAATATAGAGGGGATTATAAGTTCAGTTTCATCCCCTGATAGCCTATAATTTTGCTTGAACTTGCCTAAACAGTAAGTCCTAATGTAGTCCGAGTCGATCATGTTTATAAATAATATTAGTGCTTCAAGAAGTGATATTATAGACCAGTGCCTCTGGAAATATAATCTCAAATACAATCTGAAGATACCAGGGTTCGGATCTAAGAATGAGGAATCATTGAACTTCGGATCTTTTATACACAAGGTCTTTGAGCTTGGGTATAAGGATAATGATCCTAAACTATTAATGAAACTGGCAGAGTCTGAACGTGAGACCTACAAAATCCCGTTCGGAATGAATGATCGTATCAAGGTTTGCATTGAGAACTTTATATCTTGGAACGGTAAGTTAGGCGAGACTATCTCTACAGAGGGTATGTTTGAGGTGCCCCTCGATGCCGAACACGATATTAAGTATATTGGAATCATCGACCGTGTTATTAAAGGCACGGACGGCGGCTATCTTGTAATCGACTACAAGACCTCCAAGCGTGAGAAGAAGACTAAGGATCTTCTCGATGACAAACAGCTAATGGGTTATGCCTATGCCATCCACACTAAGTACGGGGTAGACTACACTAAGATTTGGTGCGCCCACTACTACCCCGTCACAGGCAACTTTTACCCAGTCAGATTCTCAAAGGCTCAGATCTGGAACTGGAAAAAGAAGGAGATTGATAAGGTCTGGCGAATCCGCAAGAAGACTAAGGATGAGTTCCCACCTCAAAAGAACATCTTCTGCGACTATTGCGAATTTCAGCCTGTGTGCCCTCACTTCAGCACGCAGGAACAAGTCTGCAAGAAGCTAGAGGAGCAGATTCAGCTAAGAGATAAATTAAAGCTGGAGGAGGCTTCAGCCAAAAATAAGGTGGAACAGGAAGAC